GATAAGACTTGAGTATAAGATTAAGCTCTTACCTAAATCTATTAAGAACTGCCCTATAATTTTTAGTATGCTATTCCCAAAATCTTTCCAACCTCCTGCTCCAGTAAGCATATTGCCTAAAGCTTCTCCTGTCAATTCAAGCATACTAGTTACTGCACCCTTGATTAGGTTATTTATTCCATCAGAGAAGCGAGCAAGTCTTTCTGCTGCCCGTTCAGCGTCTGCAACAATTGCTAATACGTACTTTCTGCTTGCTTTTCTAGTCTCTTCGTAAGCTCCAACGACACTATTATCTCCACTTTGAGAGAGCAGCTTTGTAATCTCCTCTAGCTCCTTTTTCAAATCTTCAGTATCGCTCTTGCTTTTTTTCCCTGTATCACCAAAAGCCTTTAAAGCCTCCTGAGCGTTTTCGATGTTTGCTTGAAGGGTCTCAAGTTGTTTATTTTGCAATCCCATTGCACCAACCTCCCCAAATAAGGCTGTAAGCCCTGCTTTCTTGATTTTTTGCCATACGCTAGGCTCGCTTATCTCAGCCATTATATCCTTAGCTTTTTGCAAATCTTGTGCTAAGCCTGTTTCTATTTGTTGTTTAGTAGCATTGGTTAAATCCCTTTGAGCTCCTATTAATTTCTGTATAGCAAACCAGGCAGCTGTAGCTCCAGTTACAAAAGCTACGAAAGGATTGGTAAGGAGTACCTTTCCGAGCTTTCCAAAGCCTCCTATGAGAAAACTAGTAGCTTCGAAAAGCTTACCAAATAATAAGACCAACGGACCGACTGCTGCTGTGATTCCCAGCACTTGTATAATAGTTTCCTTAGTTTGCTGACTAAGGGAAGTAAAAAATAATACTAACCCTCTAAGCTTTTCTACTAAGATTTTAGTAACGGGAATTAAAAGAGTACCAAAATCTACAGATAAATCAGTTATATCAGCTGCTAAAAATCTAGCTTGATTGGCTAGGCTTCCTTTTGTACGTTCTATATCTCCTAAAGATTGCCCACTTTGCTCAGCTGCTATTTGTAATCTTACCAAAGCTTTAGCTTGTAGCTCATCTACATCCTTAGCCTTCATAGTAGCTTTTACTCTATCTCTAAACTCCTTAGTATTTTGATTAATAACTATGCCTAAAGATTGAGCTTGTTCAGTTTGCCCTACTAAAGCCTTAGTAAGAGCCTCAGAAGCACCAGCTGCACCCCCCTCTACATTTTGAAAGGATGCTAAATCAGAAGCTAGAATATTTGTCTGCATGGCTAAATTAAAAGCCTCATCTTTAGCAAATCCAAAACCTACTAATAAATCCCCAGTAGAGGATAACATCTCTTTAGCTTCCTTATTAGATACTCCAAAGCTATCAGCGAATTGAGTAGCCATGTCATTGGCTTTTTGCCCTACATCCGAAAATACTACATCAAATTTTTGCTGTGTTTCCTCAAAATCAGAAGCCAACTTAACAGCTGCACCTCCAGCAGCCAAGATGGGTAAGGTAAGATTAGTGCTAAGGCTTTTACCTATTCTATTAGCAGTTTTACTCCACTCTCCTAGCTTTCTTTGAGAAGCTTTTAGCCTTTTGTCAAACTGGGTAGAATCTAGCCCAAGAAATACATTTATACCCTTTTTAGCCATTAGAATATACTTTTAAACTTTTTACCTTCTTTTTTTTCTTTTGTCTGCTTAGCCTTTATGGCTTCAAATTTCTTAGCCTTAAATAGAGCCTCCTGCCTAAGTTTAGCTACACTCTCTATTTTTTCATTACTAGAATCTATAGGAAGCCTCATTATATCTTTAGGCTTTATGTTTTTACCCTTTTTTAAGTGAGGGCTTAAAACAAATACAGCCATATTTCGTAATAAATCCCAGTTATGGATATGCTGCTCTTTTAGCCTCTCCATATATCCTATCTGCATAAGGGTAAACTCTCTATAAGTTAAATCCCAAAACTGCTCTGGCATTAATCCTAAATGCCCATACGCTATTTTTTCTAAGCCTTCAAAAGTTGCTTTTTCTTTTTGGGAGCTTTCTTTGTGCTCCCTTCTAAGTTTCCCGTCTCTTTAGTATTAAAGCTTTCGGTTAAAATTTCCATAGCTTTAGTAAGAGTATTAAAATCTTCATCTAAAAAATCAGCTATATCCTCTACAACAAGCTCACAAGGCTGCCCTGCTTTCCGAGCTCCATCTTGTAAGCCACATAATACTAAAATACAAGCATGATCTAAACTCATATCATTAGTTATATTATCAAACTGGCTTAATGTTGTATTCGTTTCTTTACAGAATAAACGTATAGCATTCATTCCAAATCTTATAGGGTATTGCTTCCCCCCTAGTTCTATAAATTCGTACATTTTTTTTTCTTGTTTAGTTGATAAAAGATAAAGGGAGGCTAGCTCCCTCTATCGGTTTAGGCAGTTGCAGTTGTTACGCTTCCAGTACACTCAAAAGATGCGCTAAAAGTCGAAGTATCTTCTACGCCGGCAGAAATACTTAACGAAGTTAAATAACCTTTCACTTGGTATACAGTATCTCCAGTTACAGAAGTTCCGAACTCTAAATTACAAAGTACACGATTAGTCCAGAGCGCATAGATTTCCTCGTATCCGAAACTTGCATCGAGGGCAGTCATTCCTTCGGTATCGATTGTTACGGACTGCTGTCCTTCTAATACCTGTTTAAATCCTTGTGAATCCTTGTTTGAAGCTTCACGAGTTTCCATATTAAAGCTAATGCTTGCAGAGGTTGCATAAGTAATCTTAACAAAAGATGTACCAGTTCCCCCGGCTGTGTTGTCTACCGAGACAAAAAGGTCAGTCCCGTTCACGATTCCAGTAGTTGGCATAATTAATTTTTTTTAAATGTTAATTTTTTAATAGTTTATTTTTCTTTTTTCTTTGTTTTTTTAGGAGCTTCAAAGTTATGCTCCTCTAGTATTTCTACTAAGCCCTTTTCATAGAGCTTTTTAGCCATTTGTGGTCTAAATGTGTACTCAAAGCCTACCTCAAAGGGTTTAGCTCCTCCTATAGTACATTTTTTTATAAATTTTACTTTCATAATATTATAGTTTTACTCTAAATTGATAAGTTTGATTATTTATAAAAATACCTGCTGGATCGTAGCCTTCCTCATTCTCGTAGCTCTCACCTGTAAAAGCTACATGCTGTATATTAGAATAAGACCCAGTACCCGTAGAATAATCTAATATATCTCTTACTGTAGTGCTTAGGGTAGCTAGTGTAGAGTATGAGCTTCCTACTATGCTTATTACTACTGTTATAGTATCTAGCTTAGAGTCCCCAGATTTGGTATTACTAGGCTCACTACCAATAAAAGAATAAACGCAGTAAGGCTCAGAGGCTGTAGCTCCCTTAGGACTATACTCTGGATAAACTCTAGTTGAAAATGTAGAGCTTAACTTATTTACTATGTAAGTGCCTGGGTTTATCATTTTAAAGGTACTCCTAATAGTTTCATACTTTGCTTATTAAGCAAATTAAACATATCACTCTCTAATCTACTAAAAACAGTAGAGGTGGCTATTTGGTTAGTTTTTCCTAAAAGATTTAAGCCCTTTACTAATTCACCTCCTCTGGGTCTAAATCCATACTCTAAAAAGTAAAAATAAAACCCACTCTGCTCATTTGCAAAATTCTTAGCAGATTCATGTCTTTCTGCCTCGCTCATTTTTTTCATTTTATTCCTTAGCCTTTTTGGAGGTCTTACCAACGGACCGACAAATACAGAAGGTCTATTAGCCTTAGTATTTCTTTTAGAAGGGAAAATCCTTATACTCTTAGCTAGTTTGCCAGTCTTATATCCTAGCCTTTGCCTATCCGACTTAGTTTTAGAGGCTTCTTTTCGTATTAGTTGTTTTAATGTTTGTCTATAAGGGATAGCAGACTTTTTTAATACCCTTAATAGTGCTGCATTAGTCTTAGCATCCGTAGGAAACAACTTCTCTAAGCCATCTTTTATTTTGTTTAGGCTAGCCTTATCTATTTTTATTTCTACTTGCATTAGTTGCTATTTTGGCTAAACTTTCTTACTAATCCTATTTTTAATCCTTCTTTCCTCCCTAGCTCTTCTATCCCTTCTATAGTATATTGTTTACCACTCTTAGAGCCTTGATCATCAGCAAAAAGAATAACTAAAGAATAATCTAAGAGAGCAGAGTTATATCTACACACTATATCTATATTATCATCATAAGTACGAGCTGAGGCATCTCTAGCAGTATCTATTTTTCTTTGTTCTACTCTACAAAAAAACGACTCCCCCGAAGATAGAGAAGGCGTAATCTGTCCGAAAGTATCAGCTGTGGTACTAGCGGTGTAATATAAAGCCTTAGTATTTAATGTGCCTATTTTTAACATTATACTATAGTGGCTTCTTTATATTGGTTAATAAGGTGCTCAGCTGCTAAGGGAATAGCTACAGCTATAGTTCCCGTTACTACATCTTGGCGTATTTCATAGTATCTACCAATAATTAAAAGTATAGCCTGAATCAAGCCCTCAGGGATATTGTAGGTTTGATTCAAGCCAGCTGTAAACTTAATTTCTACAGCATCGGGTTTATCATACGTATCTGGCCAATCAGCATCTTTAGCTGGGTATATTAATACGTTAGCATTTGGGTAGTTTAAATTACTTACATCATATTGAGAGCTGGCTAATGTCTGAAGAGAGTTATCAGTATCGTAGTATTTAACGTGAGTAAGAGTATTGCCATTAAAGCCTAAATCTATTTTTTCAGTATTAAACTCATCAGCTATATAAGTCATGACTAAAGAAGTAAGGAGTATACCTGTTTCTTTTTCTACTATGTTTTGAGCTATTTTCGTGAGTGTGGTTATATATGTATCATCTGTAGTATATGAACTATCTATACGCAAATGTGCTTTTGCTTCAGCTAAAGATACAGCAAATGTGCTGCGAGCTGAATCAACCTTTACTCTTCCATAAGGTAAGTAAGGAGCTGATAAATAATTTATCCCTATATCTGTAGATGTTATAGCCATTGTATTTTAGTTTTTTTGGAAGAGATACCAGAGGAGGGGATAAATCCTACCTCCCCTGATACTCAACAAACAGAAAAATCAGTTTAAGCGTTATCAATCTTCACAGCGGCAGTATCGTTCTGTACCATATCACCATCTACTAAAGAAGTAACTACCATACGTCCCTCACCAGTTCCAGCATTCGTATAAGGGTCGAATAATATATCAAGCCCTCCGAACTGACAGATATGAACTTTAGAAGCATCAAGTAGCATATAGTTAGTACCTGTTCCAGCTGTTCCACCTACATTAGACGAAACAAAAGCAAAGTATCCTAAGAAACGCTTATCAAAATTATCATAAGCTGGAGATACAGAAGTTACCTGAGCTAATTGTTTAGCCTC